AAAATTCAACCAGGTCGCTGACCCCGAAAAAGATCAGCAACGACGGTAGGCGAAATTATCCTACCATGGCTGGAAGTTCCGTGTTGGATGTTGAAACCTTTGAAGAACTCTTTCTAAGGAAAGGGTTCTACTTGGGTGAAAACAGACTTGATCGAGTTCTCTTAAGTCTTCTACATCTTAAAGATGTATGCCTCCTTGAGGAGTTCCAAGGTAATCATTATTTAATAAATAAAGATCACTTCGGAAAGAAGACTCGTAGAGAATCAAAACTAGTGGCCTATCGTTATAAGATGGAGAAACAGGATGTGGGATTTTCCCATGTTCGTTTCGCCCTCCGTTACGATGTTCCACTGGACACTATCAATGGGATCTTTCCTCTGGTTTTTAAAAATCCGAGGTTAGTATTCCACTCTCTAAAACTTTCTTATGCACTTTACTTGACTCTGAAGATGTTTCGGTTAACAAACCTGAAGTGTAATCAGAGGGTGAGAAGTAACTTGATGTTACCTCTCCCTGACAACCTCCTGTCTGCTATTTTTCTTCAGATTTATTCTGAATTAAAGAAGAAGAACCTTTCAGAGGTTGAAATCATAAAGTGTATAAAGAATTCTCTTTGTTCACTCGTCTCTAAGTCTTTGGAGCAGTCTGAACTACCTCCGGGTAAAGTAATAGAACTATTTCCTAATGATATTCATAAGGGAATAAAATCTTTTCTTAATTCTGAAGGTTATGTTCGGTTCTGCTTCTCCTGTCTCCAATCCAAGGTGCTTTGTGAAGAGGTTCCAGAAGATTTTATTCTGGATACCTTGATTAAGCACCGGGACCAGCTATCTTCTCCCCATCGAGGCCTTACCCCCGAAGTTCTTTCAAAACTTCGAGAGAGGGGTCGGGAATTTGGGAAGATAGTAAAAAAGTTCTATTACCATGATCGTGGATTTTTTCCAACGAACAAGGCTACCTTTGAATTTCCCCGTCGAAAAGGGGGAGTAAAAGGGGACTTAGTGTTCAATGATTGTCTAAAAGATCTCCCTTCAGGGGAGGATCCTGATGATCGCATTGAACCCTTTGTCATAGGACTTTTTGGTCAACCTGGACAAGGAAAAAGTACATTATTACCTAAACTTTTGTCTACGTTAAGTGTACTTTTTCCTGGAGTTAAAGGAAAAGACTTAGTTTACCAGAGAACTTGTCATGTGGACCATTGGGATGGCTATACAGGACAGCCCATTACCATCTTTGATGACCTCGGTCAATCGGTAGATGGTAGTGATATAAAGGAGTTCCAAACTTTGGTCTCCTGTTGTCCTTACGTTCTTCCAATGGCGGATCTACGAGAGAAAGGAATGAAGTTCTCTTCTTCCATAATGATCACAACCTCCAATATGAGTTATAACCAAAATCTGGATACAGTCTTCCCCAAGACTGGATCTCCGATTATTGACCAAACATCATTTTGGAGGCGTTTTCATTACCCCATCGTTATCGAGAATTCCAAAGCGTATACGCTTAAAGAACGTATCGACTTCACTAGAAGTGGATGCTTGTTCTTTACGGAAAAGAAACGAACTTATGATGGGAACATTACTGATGCCGGGTATTTTTCCTGGCCTTCAAAAATGTTTGAAAGATTGAGAACCGGTTCCTTCTCAGACCACTGGAAACAAATTTCGATTCCAGTGACTGAGCTCGTATCCGAATACCACAGACGAAGACTCTGGCATGAGAACATTCGAATGAATTGGGTCCAGAGAGTTTTAGACGGTGAAGAGAAGGGGGAGGGTTTCCTCCCCTTTCTCTCTTCCCAGGGCATTCCTGAGTCAATCCTTCGAGGACTGGGTCAGGGAGGAGTTTCAAGGAAAGGCCTTTCCTTCCCAGCGTTTCCCCCCGTAGGACCTTTACCGGTCCGGGTGGAACCAATCATCGAACCCCTTAAGGTTCGGACGATTACCGCTGGGATTGGACTAACCTTTTCCTTGAAACCTCTTCAACGTGCCATGTGGGAAGCCCTAGGGGAAGAAAAACAGTTTCTCTTAACACACGGTACCAATAATTTGGACAATTGTGTAAAGAGACTCTATGATTCCTCTCCTGGAGGTTCCGTCTGGATCTCTGGAGATTATTCATCAGCGACGGATTCATTCTCAATTGAAGCCTCGAAGGCCCTTTTACAAGGAATCTTAGAGTCAATTGATCATGAACCGACAAAGAGATGGGCTATGAAAGAAATTTCCCCCCATGTTCTTGTCTATCCTCCTGGAAGCGGTCTTCAACCGTGTCTCCAGAAGAGTGGACAATTAATGGGAAGTCTCCTTTCATTCCCTCTTCTTTGTCTTCTAAACGACTGTACCGCTCGTTTTAGTGGTCTCTCCCCTGATCAGTACCTGATCAACGGGGATGATATCCTAATACGGGCCCCGGAGAGTTTCTACAAAATCTGGAAAAAACAAGTCCATGATTTTGGTTTGGAGCTCTCTTTAGGAAAAAACTACGTCCATCCAAGATTTGGAACTGTGAATTCACAGTTGATCTTGGATGGAGAGGTTGTTTCCTCGGGTAAACAGCGAGTTTTAGATCGTCGCTCGGAAGTTCTCGGCGAGTGTCTCCGAGATTTGGAATTGATGATGAAGGAGACTCCTACTTCTGAAGTGATAGAGTTATTCAAGTCCGTGAATCGGCAAAAACTTTCTCGTACTGTTAGAGACATTAATGTCCCTGTCAGTCACGGTGGTTTGTCCTTTTCTTGGGGTGAAAGACCTATAACTGAAAAATCGAGAAGGACACAAATTTTATGTTACCTTCATGATCTTTTCAAGAAGATGGAGCCTCATTCTGGATGTATATCAATTCCATATCTCTCAACAAAAGAGAAAACTTTAACTGAGTTGGAAGAACAAGAGAGGACTTTTAATAATGTAGTGGATTCCAGGGAGTATCATGAAGATTTTCTGAATATTAGAGATATTACTCTAGTTCAGAAGAGATGCATGACTCACCCCCAATTAAGGAACACCTTATTGGGCCAAGGAATCCGGACATTACCGAGCCTTTCTTTTGTTCATTCTTACCAGATCCCCTGTAGTGACGTCAAGGTAAAGAAACTCCTCCAAAAGGAGATTGACTCTTTATTTCTCGAACGTTTCTTTCAGGGAGGTCAGGACTTCAGTTATGAAGTTTTTAGAGAAGATTTCCTGAAGAAGCTTGCGAATGTTCCAAGTTCTCAAACCACTGTGAAACATATAGTGGAATTGGTGGACTTGAACATCCAGCCTGATTTCCTCAAGTATGTGAACTTGGATTTTAAATCGGAACCCTTTGACCTGGATCTTTTTAAAAAGAACCTGGGTGGAGCTTTAGCTCCCAAAGAATTCGATTTGCCAAGTTTTGAGGATTTTGTAGATTTCTCAGAGGAAGTTATTCACTCATTTAATGAATTAATGAATAACCCCCTTGAGGAGACTACCGTCCCCCAGAGTGAGGAATCTGACAAGCATTACTCTTACTTCACCAACTCCCGACGTTCCCGGAAAGCTAAACTAGTTAGTCAGGCTTCCCAGGTTGCCGAGGAGATTGTGAAGAAAAGTAAGTCTTCAGGAAATTGATAGTGTATCGATCATAATCAACCGGTGCAGCAACTGTGGGTTGCAGTTCACAAGTGC